TAGCGAAATTCGACACCCTCTTTACATTAAAATAAAAAAGGGACGTAACGAAACGTTATGCCCCCTCTTCGGGATGCCTCAAAACAAGGACACATTAGCAGACGACGAGACCTACCAGGACGCACTAACAGCGTCCTTTTTTAGTGCATTTAAAGCAAAAAATTTAAAGTGCATATGAAATAATATGGAATCATATGTTCTGTTTTTGCTATTCTTGAGTGGAAGGAACAAAGGTTATTTTTTTTGACAATAAATGTTAAAAATTATTATTTAGTCAAGGAGGAATTTTGAATGAAAAATATGGATATCCGCCAAGAAATTATTGAGAGACGTCTGAGGTCATATGAGGTTGCTGCTCAGATGAATATTTCCGCAGTCAGCTTCTGCCGGTGGTTACAAACTGATCTGACACCGGAAAGAAGAAAACGAATCAGAACAGCAATTCAAGAACTCAGCGACAGGATGAACGAAAATTGAATCTGATTAAAGAAATAAATGACATGCTGAGAATGCCGGAGGTTGCTACATATCTAGGATTTGAAGTGAATTCTCGAGGATTTATTAGAAGTCCCTTTCACGATGAGAAAACGGCGAGCTGTAAGCTCTACAAAGAGCCGGGACGTGGTTATTATGATTTTTCAGCTGGCGAGGGAGGCGATTGCATCCGGTTTGTGGCACGTACGCAAGGAATGGACAACTGGAAAGCGTCCAGGCTGATGATTGAAGCGTTTAATCTTCCGGTAGATATGAAAAACACACATCTAACAAGGAAAAAGGTGCAGGAGCTTGAACAGCATCGTGAGCAGAAAATAAGAGCGAAGAAAGTTGAAAAAAATCGATGGGTAAACAGAGTGGACGAACTGAAGGTTAAGATTGAAATGTACGAAAACCTTTTAAAAAGCGAGCATATTCCGGTGTTTTCGTCCGTGTGGTGTTGGTGCGTAGATTTGAGAATGAAATCAATCGTGGAATTAAATGAGATATGTGGTCTTGAAACAATGAGTGCAGACTTAAAACTGCCTATTAGACAAGGTATGAAGACACGAAAGGCAGGTTAAAGAATGAAATGCAGAGTAAAGAAATTATAGAAAAAATAAAAGAATTAAAACCAGAAATAAACATGGAGCTAAATGATTTGGGAAATGGTTGGTTATTTGCTAGCGTATTTAAGGATTCATGTAGGTACAACGCCACAGTTAAGGAATGGTTTTTTTACAAGAATGGTGTGTGGAAGCAGGATGTAGGCGGTATGGTCACAAGCAAATATGCAAAGGAGCTTGCGGATGCACTCATAATATATTGCCTTGGAATTGAGGACGAAAGGACAAAAGCCCCGTTTCTAAAACATTGTGCAAAATTGGGACAACTGCGGTACAGGGAAACCATGATAAAAGACGCAAGAGATCATCATTTCTTTTATTCTGAAGACATGGATAAAGATTTGTACATATTGAATTGCCGGAATGGTGTTTTGAATTTAAAAACCTTTGAATTCAAGAAACATTCTCCTGAATTGCTTTGCTCAAAGATTGCAAACGTTGTTTATGATCCAGACGCACCGGCTACGGAATGGGAAAAATTTATTGATGAAGTTTTGGAGAATGATACGAAAAAAATCGAGTATTTGCAGAAGCTTCTTGGATATTCATTAACCGGAGGAACACAGGAAGAATCGTGTTATTTACTGTATGGAAGTACGACAAGAAATGGAAAATCAACTCTCACTGAGACATTTACATTCATGCTCGGAGCTGCCGAAGGTTACGCTCTAAGCATGAAACCCGAGACATTAGCGATGAAGCAAAACAATGATTCCAGGAATGCAAGTTCAGACATTGCGAGGCTGAGAGGATGCCGGTTTTTGAATGCATCAGAACCGCCAAAACGAATGGTTTTTGATGTGGCTTTGCTAAAAACTCTACTTGGTCGAGATAGCATAACAGCAAGATTTCTACATCAAAATGAATTCCAGTTCATACCAGTTTTCAAGTTGTTTATCAACAGTAATTTTTTGCCGACAATCACCGATCAGACATTGTTTTCGTCTGGAAGGGTTAATGTGATCACATTTGATAAGCATTTTTCACCGGAGGAACAGGACAAAGGGTTAAAGGACAGATTGAAGCAACCAGAAAACTTGTCTGGGCTTTTGAATTGGTGTCTGGAAGGGCTGAAAAATTATTATGAACACGGAGCTTTACCGCCTCAGAAGGTACAGGAGGCTACAGATCAATACCAATCCGACAGTGACAAGATTGGTTGTTTTATACAAGAATGTTTATTAAAAATCCCTGGCAAGAACTCAAAGGCAAAAGATGTTTATGCAGAGTATGGAAAATGGTGTGATGACAACGGTTTTGGAACTGAAAACAAGAATAATTTCTTTGCGGAGCTGAAAAGCAAAGGGATTTTCGCAAAAACGGGAACCGTTGGCGGCCGGACATTTCGCAACGTAGTTAAGGATTATGTGATTGCTGCTGATGAGAAGTTTATGCCGACAGATGAGCCTAGTCCGTTCGACTAAAATATTAAATGTGCACTTTGTGCATTTTACATGGGTTATATTTCCTATTCAAAATTACAAGGAACTTACATATAAAATACACATTTTGCACATGAACTCTTGAACCCCTTGATTTTACTGGATTTTTAAGAACCTAACAGAAAAGCATCTTCCCATTTGCTAGGTAACCGAAAATCTATGAACTACAGAAAACTTTTAGTGGAAAGGAACTAAATGAAAAATTTTAAAGATACGTATTTTTCGATTTGGCAAGAAGCATGGGCCATACATAAACGTTTTTTTGGAATTGCAGAAGATGATACCCCGGCGTGGGAACAATTGTTTCAAGCGGTTGAAGCTTTTGGAAAAAAGTATGCAGTTACACCAGAAAAACAATTTGCACAGAATTTGGTACTTTTAGTTGCCAACGAAATTGAGCAGAAAGCGAAAGGAGGCAAAGAGGATGCCGAGAAAAAACAGGAATCCAAAACAACAGGGAACGCATAGGCTTGATGGGTGGACGAGCTGGGCCAGGGAGATTGGTGAGCGAAAAGGGTCGCCGCAGCATTCTATCTTGACGCCTAAAAAAAGAGAGGAAGTGAAAAAAAATGAGCAATAGACGATCGAATTTTCCGAACGCACAGCAGCCGGATGTTGAACCTGGTGAGACGGGGGAGCTTGTGTCCAGCATCGAAGAATTACGAGCTCTTCCAGCGGTTCGTGAATATTCTGAAGTTGCCGAGAGAGTTAAATGGTTTTTCCAATGGTGCGCTGACCATGATTTGAGACCAGGTGTCGAACTTTTAGCCTTGTCTTTGGGATGCTCACGCCAAACCTTGTTGAATTGGCAGCATGAAGGGAGTGACAGAGGGCATGTGATAGACGCAGCCAAACAAGTGATCGCTGCTTTGACAGAACAATGGGGGCTTACAAATCGTTTGAATGTTGCAGCGTTTTGTTTTCTGATGAAAAACAACTATGGGTATTCTGATTCTGTGACTATAGATACAGTGCAGAATCAGTCCAATATTCCTACACGGACAGCGCAGCAGATCGCGGACAAGTACAAGGATGCGCTGGAGCTTCCAGAAATGGAACGGCCGGAACTGTAACAACTGCTGCCGCCTGCGGCAAAAAAATAGATAAAGAAAAGGAGACAAATGCAATGGAAAATAATATTTTTGAAATCATTGGAAAAGACACAAAAACAGGGATTGGCAGAGATGGTCAGCAATATGTGATTGAGAATCTAGTGGTTAATTTTGCAGGAAAAGCCGCTAAAATTCGCATACCACGCAATATGACTGCGAACATCGGAGATTCTGTCCGCGTGGG